TACCGCCTCTTTGGAACTTGTCGTATTCGCTTATAAAAGCAAATGTAAGCATGTAATCGGCACAATCCGACATGTGACCGTACTTTTCATAAGTGACGCCCGTTTCAGCATCTTTAACCTTTTCTTTGTGCTTGGTCCCATCGCTCGCCTCTTTCAAATAGCTAAAGTCTGATATTGTTTGCCCGCAATTCTCGTCTATTGATACAACTATCCCGCCTTCGTTAAATCCTAATATTTGATTAATCCAATTACCACGCATTGCCACGGCCGGCGCCTTTGAATGGACGCGCATTTGTGGTCTAAGGCTTGCAAGTTCTGTTTGAATTATCCTAAAATCATTTTGTCCTTGCTCTGACCTTGTATCCGCTGACCTTCCGGCCGGGTCGCCATACACAAACAATCCGCCCTTATGTGCAAAATACTTTTGTAAAAATAACTTTGAGGCGCCTTTGGTGTTGTTATTTGGGTATCGTGCCGGGATTTCATCAATACATCTAACGTCTAAGCCTTTTATTTGCCATATTTGGACTGAACAATAAGGGTTGACGTTAAAGTCAAAGGATACATGCAAAGGCAATTCAGGGTCATAAACCAACTTTTTAACATGCTTAGCCCTTGAAAACTCTTTATAAAAATTCCCGCCGGTTTCCTTAGCCGTCCACAATCCCTTAGCGTAAACAGAATATAAATAAGGGTTCTTTGTTTTGTAGTCTTCAATCTGCGCTTTTACTTCATCCGGCAACCATCTGTTATCCTGATAGGTTGAATGATGGACCGTATAATAGTAATCAATGGAGCGCCCTTCGACCTCAACGGTTGTTCTCTGTCTATAAGATAATTCGTGATGGTCCTTAAAAAACCTTTGCCAAAACCAATTATCCTCGGGGTTGCCCTCAACTTGGGGGTTTATCGTGAAAATTTCTTGTAATAAATCCGCTTTGCCGGACCTGATAGTTAAGGAAATCGTTGCGAAATCCGATTCGGCCGGGATGTCCTCTTCATACCAAACCATGGTCGGGTCTTTTATTGACTTTAACTTATTTGGGTCGTCCCCACCTCTAGCGATAAACTTGTTCCCATTTAAGCAAACAATTTCCAAAGGGGACAGTTTGAACACGAATAAAGATTCCAAGCCAAGGTCAAATATGGCTTGTTTTATAGTGTCATAGGACGAATCCTTAATAGAATTAAAGTTTTTACGATACAAAATGCACTTAAAATACTTATGTGTAAGGCAAAAGAATATTAAACGCTTTGCGGTATAGTCTGACTTACTCGAACCCCTTGAACCATATAAAATCAAATATCTGTCAACGCATTTGTTTAGTTCTATAAAGCGTTCGTTAATGATTCGTCGCCAATGGGGCCAATCAATTGTCATCGTCCGGTACTTTTACAATAATTCTTTGTTCTACTTTTTCAGCGGCATAAACGCCACGCTTTTTCCATACCTCGGCCAAAGCGGCGCGCATTTCGGCCGGCGTCGGTTTACGGGTGTTAATTACTATTCCGTTAGGCATGTCGGTACGCTCTTCGATTTCCATTTCGCCAAAGCCAATTTTGAGCAATTGTTCCTCTATCTCTAAATCGGATTTTAAAGCCGTAATTTTGGCCTCTGCTATTTCCTCGCGTTTCTCATCCACTAGCTCCATAACGGCCTTGTGTTCCTCTTCTAATAGCTTTTTAGCCTCACTTAAACGACTGTCGAAGGTTCTTTTACTTACTTTGCGCAATTCCTTGCAAAAGTTTGCAAAAATATCTTGCGATTTTTCGCCTTTCCGCAATTTTTCCGCAATAAAATCGATGTCAACTTGCAATTTTGCCATAAGCAAAGGTAAGATTAAAAATCTTTTAAATCAGGGTTACCCCCTAAAGTAAAGTCTAAATAGTCTTTTTTGTAAAGTATATTGGTTTCGGCCATATAAGTTAGAACCTTACTTAAAGCTTCTATTTCGTCGTTACCGTAGTGATGTACTATGATTTTGTCAACGTACAAGGAAGCTTGAAAACATTTAACAACGCTTTCAAGCTTTTTCACTTGCACCTTGTATCCGTTAATATTTAAGATTCTCATACAATGTTGTGTTTATGCCAAAACATGTAAGCAAATGGGAAAACTGCCCAAAAAACGATTAATGCTACTATCATACTATCTATTTTTAATTGTGTAAGTTATTAAAATTATTATTGAAATAATCAAAAACCACATAACGGCTATTTCGGTTTTTGTGTTTCTCGGCCTCATTTTTTTATATTAAAGGTTTCGTTTACAAATATTCTTATTTGGTTGCTTTTATAATGCCGGACCATTCCCCCATCGCACAAAATTACGCACCAAATGTCATTTTCTAGCATGCCGCTATTTGTAACGTATAAAGCGTAACCGTTTTTATTTCCTTCGACTACGACCGGAATTGGTTTGCTAAATTCCAACATAGATTAAATTTAAAATACCCCCGCCCGTTTGTAACCTAACACCCTATATTTTGTTAATTAATGATTGACGGGGGTAATATGTTTAATAAAATGGGCTTGGGTTTGTTGGTTCTACCGATTCACTTAAAAGCCTGACAATTTCATCGTCTTTCTTTTTTAACTCATATTCTAGCATCTTAACTTTATATTCTAAAGCTTTGACCTTTTCCCTTAAAGCGTCGTTTTCTAGTTCCAATGTGTCAATGTATGTTCCTAATCGCATAATTTTATTTTTTCTCGTTCTACCCAATCATTATAAATTGCTTCACATTCGGCATTAATAAATACTTCCGTACTTATTATATACCAAAAATCCCTCAATTGTTCAACCGTTAAATTAAGCCTTTTTGCTAATGCTTGTTCTTTAGCTAATAAATCAATTTTTTCAAATATATTAGGCAATATATATACAAGGTCGGAATGAATATAAATACTTCTTCCGCCTAATCCATGACCCCAATAATCATTATTTTTAAGTGTCAATATTTCGCCTTTTTTCATATCGGCAAAATCTTGTTTTAATATTACCTTTTTGGCAAGTTCGTTTTTCATGTTTTTAAAGTTTATATTTTTGAATAATGAATTCTAATTCTGCCCGGGACCATTTTTTTACTTCCCTATGGTTGTTTTCTAGCCATTCAACTTTCTTTTCGCCTATCTTATTAATCAGGTTTTTACGGTATCCCACCAAATGGAATTGATTAAACCCGTTACAGCCTTTACACTCCCCGTGTACGTTATCCTCGTTAAATCTTAGCGCCGAACTGTTTTTAACCGGGACGTAGTGGCCGGCGTCCATTTGGCTAACGTCTTTAACCATTCCGCAACTAATACAGCGAAACCGGCTTCCGTCTAAGTCGCGTTGCCTTATATAAGTATTAAAAATCCTTTGTGCCTTTGCTAAAAGCTTAGGAAGCGTTATTAAATTCATTTAGTTTTACTTTGTGTTTACTAATAGGAAACTTTTTGCCCTTACATTCTACTATCAAAGCTAAACCACAATCTTTAATAATTGTCACTTTTTCCCCCTTTAATGCGTAAACGACTTTCTTTAAGGAACTTATGGCGTCTTCTGTTAATACTCCGGTCAAAATAATTCTATTTCTTTTTTAACTTCTTGCCAATAATCAATTTTATTTAAATAATCTAATCCATAAGGTAAATATGTTAAAGCACTCATTATTTCATCTACTGCTATTAATGCACATTGTTTAGAAATTATATAAGTTTCAGCATTTGTTGTACTTGGATGTGGCATTGCCCAATGCATTTTATCAAATAATTCTTGTGCTTTTTCTTTTGGTGTCATGTTAAAACAAATTATCGTTTATATTGTCCGGGTCTTTGTCAATGATTGGTTGGTTAATAGCATTGAACAAAAAGTAAATAAGGATAAAGCACAACAAGCCGGCTAAAATTTTCATGATTTTTTTATTTTTATTATAGAAACGAATATTCTTATAACATAGTATAAAAAAAGCAAAAACAAAACCAATTGAAACGATGCTAATAAGTCAACAAATGTGGTCGGATGGGTTAAGCTTTGCCAAACGAATTTTAAATAGTCTTTCATAAGTTATTTGTTTAAAATATTTCCCTCCATTGATTATAAATTTCAGTTGCTATTTGAGCTGTCATGATGGGAGGTACACTCATGCCTATCAAATAACTATATTTTACATTGCTGAAATTGTAATCTTGCGGGTATGAACCAATACAACAACTTTCGTGTTTATTTGGTTTTCTAAATTCATCAAATAAATATATTACATCCCCATTGCTTGTATAAGTCATTGGTACTTTGTTTCTATA